CCTGTGGGGATCACAAATTGGTGCCCCATGTATCACGAGAAATACCAGTCGCCAGAAATTATTGCTCTTTCAGCCTTCGCGGCAAAAATGGGAATCGAGGTTGTGCTCACAAAGGCAAAGCGCTTCGCCTTTCTCCCGGCCAACGGCTCGCATACAGCAAAGATGTTCGTCCCCCTCACCAGCTCGCCAACCCGGCAAGGGGAAATGGCGGCCCGGATGGTGACCACACGCCTAATGGCGAATAAGGAGGTAGCTTGAAAACCTTTGCAATTTCAGTAGCTTTTGCGTTAGCCCTTTCGGCCCAAGAGCAAACCCCAACCCCACCCAGAAAGGCTGGGTCCATCCAGTTGTCTTTTTCCTCTGGGGGGTTCAGCGTTGGCGGGGTTTACACCGGCATGCATAGATTCGGTGTTTTCGGCCAATTCGGGGGAGCTCAACGTAAAGACTCAGACCTTCCGCCAGAGGCTGATTTTTATTGGGTAGACTACAGAAAAGAGGAATGGAAGGATAAAACGTATTTATTTGGTGGACTTGCATTTAGGATAAGTCCAAACGTCACCATTGGTGCTGGCTACTCCTACTACAAGCGAGAAATGTATATAGCTGGCCCCTCGTCTGCGACCGGGCTGATATTCAGGAAACCCGCTCCGGACAAAAAAGATACTGGCCCTGTTGGCATGATCGACTTTGGAGCCAAACGAGGCTTTGGCGCGAACATTTTCGCAGCTCCAGGATTGGTGGGTGGGGGAGTCTCCTTCAGATTCTGACCCCCGGAAGATCACGCCCAACCGTCAGGCCCCGGTTCTCCGGGGCTTTTTCGTGCCCAAAAATATTTCTGGATTTTCCCCTTGCGGTGTATTCACTCCGAATATACTCTTGTCATATCGCAGCACCCCACCCCCTCTCTCCTGGAGCTCCAGTGTCAAACCCCACGATGCAACCCAGCGACAAGGCGCTCGAACTCATCGGCATCAATTCTGGAGATGAATCCACCGTGTGCCCCGCAAACCAGGTTCTGCCCAGTGTCAGAGAGCGCGGCTTGGCAGGTCGGGCAGAAGGGAATGTTGCCAAGGCTCCCGTCGCTGAACACTTCAACCAGCACACCCCCGACCGGAATGAACTTTCGTTTCTGGGAAAGCTTCATGTTGAGATCCGCTATCTGCGCATCCTTTTGTGCTTCGCGAAGGTTTGCTTCGGCAAGGCGCTCTCTGACTACACGGCGATCCTCAGAAACAGCCGCAAGTTCCGCGTTCAGTTGCGTGAGCAGATCCTTTGCCCCCTCCAGCCGGTCGGCAGCATATCCAAGCCTCTCCCTTAGGCCATCGTTGGATTGCCTAGAACCAACGGCAGCCCTGAGTTGTTTTACTACCTCAACAATTCCAACAATCGCAGCTACATAGTCAGTCGTCATTTCCGACCTCATTGAATTTCAAAAACTCTACCACTTGTCATCGCAGCACCCCTCCCCCCTGGAGCCCTACCATGACCAACGAAGACCAAAGCCCAGTTGGATCACTTTGGGAGCCCCGACATGACCATACCCAGGTCGTCTCCTGTGAAGTCAGCCATCCAGTGGCATCGCTGGCAGTAGTAGGGGATGCCCTCAAGGGACCCGACAGAAACCTTACAGACCGGACAATACACCGCTTCGACATATCCGTTCCCTGTTCGTTTGAACATGGCTCCACGGTGCTCAATAAACTCGTCCGCCTGCCTGGAGGACGCCAGTTTTTGAAGTGCTGCGCGAAGCTGCTCCTCAAGCTCGGACGTGCGTTTTTGAAGGCGTTCGTTCTCCTTTTCCATGCGCTGGGCCTCTTCCATGAAGAGGCTGATCCGCTCCTTCAGGACGGAATTAGTCGCGGCGGTGCCAACGGCATCAAGTAGGTCTTTCAGTGTCCCCACGTTTCACCTCGTTGAGTTTCACGCAAGTGTAATCCGCGACAACACCGGAGCCCACCCATGACCGACACCGCCAGCTTGAAGATCGAAGTGAACACCGCCGAAGTCGAGCGGGCCACCGCCGCGCTGGATGCGCTGACGGAAAGCGCCACGAAGGCGGGGATCGCTCTGGCGAGGCTTGGAAGATCAACCGGCGCCATGGGCCATGAGATTCAGTTCCACGTCGAGCCGTTCGTGCTCGGCGTGATCGACAAGCACATGCGCCCCGGCGGAAGGCTCAACCCGGGCGTGTAATCACCACCACCGCAAACCTTCCCCACCAGCCCGGCCACCGCGGCTGATCCCAAAAACAAGAAGCCCACCGTGCAGGGTGGGCTCGGACTGCGCTGCAGAGCGCCAAGGAGAACGTCTACATGAACATCATCCGTTTTCGACCCGCCTCACGCAAGGGGCCCCAGCCTCCCAGGACGCCCGGAAATATCCAGGTGGCCGCATGAGCACCGAAACCCCCATCCTTGACGGTGCCGCCGCCCCGGAACTCACCGAGCCTCAGCGCCTGATCCCCATCCAGCAGATGGCCCAGCCCACTCCCATGGGCCTGATCCAGATGGCCATCCAGCAGGGCTCCGCCATCGACCTGGACCGCATGGAGCGGCTCATGCAGATGCAGGAGCGCTGGGACAAGGAGGAGGCCCGCAAGGCTTACCTCTCCGCCATGGCTGAATTCCGCGCCAACGCCCCAGAGCTCCGCAAGGACTCAAAGGTGGATTTCACCAGCTCCAAGGGCCGCACGAACTACAACTACGCGGACCTAGAAGAAGTCAGTATGCCCATCGGCAAGGTGATGGGCCCCCTGGGACTATCCTTCCGATTCGAGCCGAAGCAGGCCAACGGCCGCGTATTCGTCACGACGATCCTCCAGCATGCGCTGGGGCACTCCGAGCAGATCACCCTGGACGGCCCCGCCGATGACTCCGGCAACAAGAACTCCATCCAGGCTGTGGGATCGACGATCACCTACCTGGAGCGCTACGGGCTGTTGGCAATCACTGGGATGGCCGTGAAAGGGCAGGACACCGATGGGCGTGTTCCGGTCCAGCGGGCTCCTGAGGTAGAGCAAAGCATCGCCGAGGCCGTCAAAGCCATCAGCGAGGCCAAGGATTCCGCCAGCTGCACCAAGGCATTCAACAAGGCCTATGCCGCCGCCACAGATCGGGATGCCAAGGATCAACTCTTGGCTGCCCAAAAGACGCGGATGGGCGAACTGAAGGGAGGTGCGAAGTGACGACGGCGCTCAAGATCATCAACTGCGAACAGGGCACTCCCGAGTGGAAGGCCGCCCGCGTCGGACGGATTACCGCCTCCAGGGTCAAGGACATCCTGGCCAAGGGTAAGGGCGGGGCCGAATCCGCCTCCCGGGCCGACCTTCGCATGCAGATCGCCTGCGAACTCCTGACCGGCGAACCCCAGGACGACACATTCTTCTCAAAGGACATGGCCTGGGGCGTTGAGCAGGAGCCCTACGCCCGCGCCGCCTATCAAGTGGACAACGATGGGATCACCGTGGATCAGGTGGGGATGGTCGTCCACCCCAAGGACGAGCGCTGCGCCGCCTCCCCCGATGGGATGGTGAACTGGGACGGCGAGAACTCCCCTGAAGGTTTGGTCGAGGTTAAATGCCCGAAGACCAAGACCCACATCGGCTACATCCAGGCCAAGACCGTGCCCTCCGAGTACGAGCCCCAGATGGTGTGGCAGATGGCCTGCACCGGGGCCCAGTGGAACGACTTCGTTTCCTTCGATCCCCGCCTGCCGGAGAACCTCCAGCTCTACATCTGCCGCCTGCCCCGGAACGAGGCACGGATCGCAGAGATTGAGCGCGAGGTAGCCAAGTTCCTGGATGAGGTGGTCTGCCTCGTCCACACCCTGAAGCAGCTCGGACAGCAGGCGGCCTGACATGGCGATCCGTGGAAACATGCCCCCCACCACCCCGGCACCTGTCGTGCCCCTCGTCTCCCAGCCCGCGCCAGAGCCGCGCGCGCCCCGCCCTGTGGCGCCGGAGGTTGACGGCAGCAGCGCTCTGAACCTGGAGCCCCTGCCCCTGGAAGGCACCGTCGAACTGATGGAGCTGGTCAAGCTCGATCCCCAGAACATCCAGGAACTGTTCACCAAGGATGGAGCCCTCAAGCCCATCCTCAACGAAGTGGCTTCCCGCGCCCGTTCGGTCATACAGGACCCCACGACCGCGAAGGGCCGGGAAGCCATCAAGTCCATGGCCTACAAGGTGGCCCAGACCAAGACCGCCCTGGAGGCAAAGGGCGTAGAGCTCAACCGGAAACTGAAGGCCCTGCCCGCCATCGTCGACAATAACAAGCGTGAGGCCAAGGAGTTCCTGGAAGCCCTCCAGGCTGAGATCCGCCGCCCCGTCACCGAGTGGGAGGCGGAGCAAGCACGGATCGAAGCCGAACTCAAAGCAGCAGAGGAAGCCGCCGCCCTGGCGCGCCAGGTGGAAGCCGATCACGAGATCGCCCTCACCCTCAACTGGGCCTACGACCAGAAGAAGGCCAAGGAGCAGGAGGACTTAGAAAGGGCCGTCCAGGAACGCGAGGAAGAGATCGCCCGCGAAGCTGCCGAGGCGGAGCGCCAAGCATCCCTCCAGCGCGAGGCTGATCTGAAGGCCGCCGCCGAACAGGCGGAGCGCGAGAAGGCTGAAGCCAAGCAGCGCCAGCGGGACGCTGAAGCCCGCGAAGCCCAGGCCAAGATCGATGCCGAAGCCGCCCGGGTGAAGGCCCAGAAGGAAGCGGACGAACGTGCCGAGCAGGCCGCCGCCAAGGCGCGAGAGGAAGAGCAACAGCGCCAGGCCGCCGCCGCGAAGAAGGATGCCGACGAGAAGGCCGCCCGGGAGCACGATGTCGCCCACAAGAAGGCCTTCAACCAGGAAGCCTTGACCGACCTCATTAAGGCCACCGGCCTTGATGAGCAGGCCGCGAAGAACGTGGTCAACGCGATCTACCTCAAGAAGGTCCGCCACATCGTTCTTGTCTACTGAGGAGGGGCCATGATCACCGTCGATCTCCCCGTCTACAAACTCCGCAGGGACGCCAAGTCAGCCGCAGAGGCAGGCCATGCCCTCGCAATCGATCCCCTGGAATACCTGGCCCTCCTTGAGGCCCTGATCAAAGCCGAGCGCCAGTTGATGGAAGAGCCCCTGCTCTACCCAACCGAGCGCGCCGCGCCGCTGGTGGGCCTCAGCCCTGAAACCCTCGACGATTGGCGGGGAGAAGGGGGTGGCCCGAAGTTCGTCCGCCTGAAGGGCCGCGGCGCGAAGGGCAAAGGCAAGATCGCCTATCCAAGGGAGGAGCTGCTGCTCTACGCCTCCAACCTGCCCCGCTTCCAGTCCACCACTGAGGCCGATCAGTTCGAACTGAAGAGGGTGGGCTAATGAGCGATCCGATGCCCACCATCGCCCGCCTGGAGGCCGAGATCGACCGCCTCGGCACCGCCCTGGATCTGGAGGCGAAGGGCCGCCAAGCAATGGCCGAAGCCTACGCCGAAACCAAGGCCGCACTAATAAACCTCCAGGAACGCACCGGCGCCCGCATGGCCGTCCCCGACCACAACAGCCCCGAATCCTGGCTCATCGTCTACAGCTCCAGGGATGGGATTCGCAGCCTCGAGAAGGCTATCGATTCCCGTTTTGAGGATGGCAAGGCGCATGGCCGCGCGGAATCCGCCGACCTGATCGAGGCGTTGCAGGCGTCCATGAGGTTGGCCGGATGAGCGGCGCTTGGATCGACAAGCCGAGCATGACCTCCGTCCGAGAGGACGGCGCGAAGGTTGGCTGCTTCAGTGTGAACGGGCGCCTTGAGTGGTGGGGCTACCCACTGAACTCATGCGCCACCGGCCCCCATGCGACATGCGAAGAGGCCAAGGCCGCAGTGGATTCGGCGTTGCCGTTTGGTGAGGCCTCCAATGCATGAGGATCCCTACCTCACCTTCCTCCGCGGGAAGATCGACATCGCCCCCGCCTGCGGCTTCCATGTGGAGCTGAATGAGATCCACCCCCTGCTGAAGCCCCACCAGCAAGCCTGCGTTCAGTGGGCCGTGGCTGGGGGCCGTCGGGCACTCTTCGAGGCATTTGGGCTCGGGAAGAGCCTCCAGCAGATCGAGACGCTGCGCCTCATTAAGACCCGGGCCGGTGGCCGTGTGCTGATCGTCTGCCCCCTTGGTGTGCGCCAGGAGTTCAAGCGCGACGGGCTCATGGTGGGCGTGGAATTCAAATTCATCCGCACCGAAGCCGAGATGGCACCGGATGATTCCGGCTTCTACCTGACCAACTACGAGAGCATCCGGGACGGGCGGCTGGACGTGAATCTCTTTACGGCCGTCAGCCTGGACGAGGCTTCCGTCCTCCGGAGCTTCGGGAGCCTCACTTACCAGCGCTTCCTCACCCTGTTCAAGGACGTGCCCTTCCGCTTCGTGGCTACAGCCACACCCAGCCCGAACCGCTACAAGGAACTGATCCACTACGCGGGCTTTCTGGGGATCATGGACACCGGGCAGGCTTTGACGCGGTTCTTCCAGCGGGACAGCACCCAGGCGAACAACCTGACGCTCTACCCCCACCATGAGAAGGAATTCTGGCTTTGGCTCCACAGCTGGGCCATCTTCCTCCAGAAGCCGTCCGATCTCGGATTCAGCGATGAGGGCTATGACCTCCCAGAACTGAAGGTGTTCTGGCATGAGATCCCCGTCGACCACACCCAGGTCGAAGCCGACCGCGATGGTCAGGTGCCCCTCTTCCAAGAGTCAGCCCTGGGGCTGAAGCAGGCGGCTGAGGCCAAGCGCTCCAGCCTTGAGGATCGCATCGCCAAGATGCGAGAGATCCTGGATGCCGATCCTGACAGTCACTTCATCCTATGGCACGACCTGGAGGATGAGCGGCGGGCCATCAAGCGGGCCGTGCCGGATGCCTCTGAGGTCTATGGCAGCCTGGACTTGGACACCCGGGAGCAGAGGGTCATCGACTTTTCCGAGGGCAATCTGAAGTATCTGGCCAGCAAGCCCGAGATCAGTGGATCCGGATGCAACTTCCAGCGCCACTGCCACAAGGCGATCTTCTTGGGCGTCGGCTACAAGTTCAACGATTTCATCCAGTCCATTCACCGCATCTACCGCTTCCTCCAACTCCACCCCTGCGAGATCCACATCATCTACTCGGAATCCGAGAAAGAGATCGTGCGGGTGCTGGTGGAGAAGTGGGCGCAGCACAACCGCATGGTGGAAAACATGAGCGAGATCATCCAGGCCAATGGCTTGGCCGAAATGGACCTGACCAGCATCCTGGAGCGCACCCTGGGCGTGGAGCGCATCGAGGCGCGGGGCCAGAATTACGTCATCGCCAACAACGATTGCGTTCTGGAGGCCCGCCGCCAGCCAGAGAATCACGCGGGCCTGATCGTGACCTCGATCCCGTTCTCGAACCACTACGAATACACCCCCAGCTTCAACGACTTCGGCCACACCAGGAACAACGGGCACTTCTGGGAGCAGATGGACTTCCTGACCCCGGAGCTTCTCCGAATCCTGAAGCCGGGCCGTATCTATGCCTGCCATGTGAAGGACCGGATCCTCTTCGGGAACGTGACCGGCGCCGGCGCGCCCACCGTGAGCCCCTTCCATGCGGAAGCCCTCTTCCATGGCCTCAAGCACGGCTTCGACTACATGGGTATGGTCACGGTCGTCACCGACGTGGTGCGGGAGAACAACCAGACCTACCGCCTGGGGTGGTCGGAGAACGCGAAGGACGGCACCAAGATGGGGGTGGGCAGCCCCGAATACGTGCTGATCTTCCGCAAGCCTCAGAGCGACCGGAGCAAGGGCTATGCCGACGAACCGGTGAAGAAGCCGAAGACTGACTACACCCGGGCCCAGTGGCAGATCGACGCCCACGCATTCTGGCGGTCAGGCGGAGACCGCTTCCTGACGGCCGCGGAGTTGGAGGGCTACGGCGCCGGGGAGATGGTGAAGCTCTTCACGGACATGAGCCTGCACCGGATCTACGATTACCAGCAGCACGTAAAGATCGGGGAGCACCTAGAGACCGTTGGGAGCCTCCCCGCCACCTTCATGAGCATCGCGCCAGGCTCCCACTGTGAGGACGTTTGGCATGACGTGAACCGGATGCGGACCCTGAATGGGGATCAAACCCAGAAGGGCCTTGCTAACCACGTCTGCCCACTCCAGTTCGACATCGTGGATCGCCTGATCACCCGCTATTCCAACCCCGGCGATCTAGTCTATGACCCATTCGGCGGCCTCATGACGGTGCCCTTCCGTGCCGTGAAGATGGGGCGGCGCGGGCAGGCCTCCGAACTGAACCCCCAGTATTTCCTGGATGGGGCGGCATACATGCGCGCCGCTGAGGCAGATCTGGCCATGCCCAGCCTCTTCGATCTCGAAGGGTTCAACGTGGAGGCGGCGTCATGAATTGGGCCTCTTCATGCTTCCTGCGCTATCTCAGGATCGGACGCTTAATCCTGCGCCGCTGCTGGCGTTGGCTGGCTAAAGACCTAACCCAAAACGACCCGGACCGTGACTCCACGGCCTGGAATTGATCCTGTCCAGGATGTGTCCTGGAACCCATCGAAAGG